CAGCGCGAATGCCGGGCTTGCGTATGCGAATACGAATAACACCCCCTCGAATACGAATACGAATATCGGTTCTCGCCATTACTGATTATAAAAGGAACAGAATAAAAGAACAAAGACCGCGCCGACATTGAAGGCGAAAAACATTGTTATTTAACGGGCTTTGGTAGGGGCAACCCGAAGAAGACCACTAAATCAGCAAAGCAAATATGAAGCGAATAGGCAACCTATACGACAAAATTATAAGTCTTGAGAACTTGCAGCTTGCGGACGAGAAAGCCCGTAAGGGCAAGCTTAAGAGCTACGGCGTGAAGGTACACGACCGTAACAGGGAAGCCAACCTATTAGCTTTACACGAAGCACTGAAAGCAGGAACTTACAGGACTTCGGAATACAGCACCTTTACAATTTACGAGCCGAAGGAAAGAATTATATTCCGACTTCCGTACTACCCGGACAGGATAGTACACCACGCCGTTATGAACGTCTTAGAACCTATATGGCTTTCGGTTTTCACGGCGGACACCTACAGCTGTATCAAGAAAAGAGGTATTCACGCGGCGGCTAAGAAGCTAAGGCGAGTAATAGACAAGGATAAGCAGGGCTGTACTTATTGCCTAAAGATTGATATAAGGAAGTTCTACCCTTCCGTAAACCACGACGTATTAAAGTCTATTGTACGGCGGAAGCTGAAAGATACACGGCTCTTGAAGCTATTGGACGAGATAATAGACAGCGCGGAAGGTTTGCCGATTGGTAACTACCTTAGTCAGTATTTAGCGAACCTGATGCTTACCTACTTCGACCATTGGGTTAAAGAGGTTAAGAAAGTTAGGTACTACTTCCGTTACGCAGACGATATCGTAGTATTACACAGCGACAAGAAGGTACTACGCGGACTTCTTGCAGAGTTTGAAACCTACTTAGTAGAGAAAACGAAGCTGCAGGTTAAGGATAATAAGCAGATATTCCCCGTAGGTAAAGACCACCGCGACAGACACGGGCGCGGTATTGACTTCTTAGGCTTTGTATTCTACCTTAACGAAACACGGCTAAGAAAGCGTATTAAGCAAAACCTTTGCAGGAAGTGCGCACAGCTTTTGAAGCGTAAGAACCCGATCGACGCAAAGGACTTCAAACAGGCGATAGCGTCATGGTGGGGCTGGTGCAAGTACAGCGACAGCGATTATTTTATTAACAAGTTAAACGTAAAAATTCAGCCTTATGAAATCAAGTTCAGACATTCGCCCGGCAGTTATTCAGCCGCTGGGTAACGGCGCATACCACTATAACTATAACATCGTGGAACGCCAAGAGACAGACCCCGAAACAGGGGAAGTAAAGACCGTTTACGACTACGATACGGTTAAAGTGTGGGATAAGCCAACCTACGAAAAGCTGGTTAAAGCCGTCATTCGTGAGAAGCTGGACGAAACGCAGGAGTTCGCCATCATCAACGAGTACAACGCTGGCGTTTTGGGCGTGATTACCGACACGACCAAGAAGCAGGAAGCAAAACAGGCTTATAAGGACTACCTTACTTTCGTAGCCGCTACAAAGGCTATGGTTAAGGCAGACCTCGGCATCGTAGAGGAAGCAGCAGAGTAGAAAGGGGGCGCGTATGTTTGAGTATATAAAAGCCTTCTTCGACGGGTTGTTTTCCTACGGTTCGCGCCTGTTGCTTTTCCTTATTGGCGCGGTTTGGGGGCTTTTAGAGCCTACCGTACCGTTTGCTGGTATTTGCCTGTTCGCCATTCTTGTAGATTGCTTCACGGCGTACCGATTGGGAAAGCGAGTAAAGAAGCTTAACCCAAAAGCAAAGACGGACGACGGCAAGGTAAGGAGCAGCTACGCGCGGCGCATGTTTTACACCCTTTGCGTCGTTTACGCTTGCACCGTCTTAGGGTGGCTAATTGATAACTATATGTACCCGTTTGCGGAACTTTACTTAGCCAACTTTATAAGCGGCGGTTTTTGTTTGGTTCAGCTTCTTAGCATTTTGGAAAACGAAAGCAGTTGCAACGAAGCTGGCTGGGCAAAGGTTCTGCAAAAGGTATTAGTAAACAAAGCCGCACGGCATTTGGATATAAGCGAAGACGACCTACAGGACTTAACAGGAAAGGATCGAGACGATGGCAGACATTAAGATTTTAGCCCCGTTCATACTTAGCTGGGAAGGCGGCTTTTGCAACCACCCGGCAGACAGGGGCGGCGCAACCAACAAGGGCGTAACTATTGCGACGTGGAAGGCGCAGGGCTACGACAAGGACGGCGACGGCGATATAGACGTAACAGACTTAAAGCTGATTACGGACGAAGACGCGGTAAACGTCGTTATGAAGCCCCACTTTTGGGATAGGTGGAAAGCCGACCAAATAAAAAGCCAGAGCGTCGCTAACATTTGCGTCGATTGGGTATGGGGCAGCGGAAAGAACGGTATTACAGGCGTTCAGAAGCTGCTGGGCGTGACAGCGGACGGCATTGTAGGCGCGAAGACGCTTGCAGCGTTGAACGCGAGAGAACCGCGCCAGCTATTCGCAGAGATTAAAAAGGCGCGTGTAGCCTTCATTCAAGGCATCATCAAGCGCAGACCTTCGCAAAAAGTCTTTGAGAAAGGCTGGATGCGCCGACTTAATTGTATTAACTACGGTAGCCTTACTTTGAACAGGAGTAACAACGCCGTACAAACATTCCAAGACGTATGAAGAAAGTTTTATTTGCTTTGCTTCTTACCTTCATTCTTACAGGGCTGCTCGGTTGCAAAACCAGCCGGGCAACCCTTAAGACGGATATGAAGCAGGAACTACGGCAGACAGCCGTAACGGACTCCAGCCGAAGCAAACAGAAGGCGACAGCCGACAAGATTAGCGAAGCTTTGGCAACCAGCGAACAGAAGAACGTAGTTATAGAGTTTGAGGAATGGGAATACTACCCAGCCGCAAACGACACAACTACAGGCGGAAATTATGCGCAGAAAGACGGGAATTTTATGCGTACCAGCGAAGACGCGGACAAACCCCCTAACGCTGGCAGCGTAAAGAAACGCCGTAAGGGTACTATTACCATCAACGCAGACAGGCAGACCCAGCAGACCAAAGAACAGGAAACCACCAGCAGCGAGGACACGAAGGTAACGGCAACCAAGAAAACGAATACCAATATAAAGACAAAGGAAAAAACCAAAAGCACAGAGACAACAGGAAAAAGCAAATGGTACGTTTGGCTTATATTAGGTTTAGTTTTCGCAGCCGTACTTATTTGGGTAGGCAGAGACATCGCCCGGAAAGCGGAAAGAGGGTAAAAAAAGCCCCGAAAAAGCCGTTTTCGGGTACTTTTTCGGGTACTTAATTTGTAAATGCTTGATTTACAAGCTTGATTGCGGAGAGAGAGGCTCTAAGAGCCATTTCGCCAAAGGCTATCAAACACGCGCAAACGTCCATTTTACGGGCGTTTGTGTTTTTTTAGTGGTAACGATTGAAACCGCGTATTCCATATTAGTAAACCTATTTTCGGGTACTTTTTCGGGTACTTATTTTTCGGGCGTTTCGTCGTCAGAGCCGAAAGCGTCAAACTTCGCCATGTTTTCTATTTTGGCAGCGTCCACGATTTTAATATACGGCTTCATTGCCTTATAGTCGCTGTGTCCTGTCCATTCCATTATAACGGGCGCAGGAATACCAAGCCGAAGGGCGTTTACTATAAAAGTCCTACGCCCGGCGTGAGTAGTAAGAACGCTATACTTAGGCACTACCTGCTCTATACGTTCGTGTCCGCAGAATTGAACAATACGCACGGGTTCAGCTATTCCAGCTTCCTCGGCAGCATCGTGTAAGTGTTCGTTCATAGTGGCATTTGCCACCACAGGAAGGGCAAGCCCACGCGGAAAGCGGATATCCTTATATTTATTGAGGATTGAAAGCGCGTATTTGTTCAGTTCTATATGAAGCCTGTCGTTAGTCTTCTTAGTGATTACAACCATATAGGGCGGATTTGCCGTTAGGTGCAAGTCAGAACGGCGAAGCTTTGCAACGTCAGAGTAGCGAAGCCCCGTAAAGCAGCAGAAGCAGAAGACATCACGAACGGGAGCGAAGGAAGGGTTAGAACCCGAAAACTTGAAGTTAAGGAAGTCCTGCAGCTCTTCCCATTCCAAGTATATAACTTCTTTGCAGTCAAGCCCCGGAAGACGGGGGCGGTACTGCTGATGTGCCAGCCCGTTATAGTAGCCATTGGCAGCAGCCCAGCGTAAGAACCAGCGGAGAAAGCCGATGTTCTTATCTATAGACGGGTTAAGCATTTTCTTTTTCTTGATTAGGTAGCTTTTCACGAAGTCCGCGAAGTCTTCCTTTGAGAACGTGGAAAGCGACAGGTTAGAACGCCAGCCCGTCAGGTGCAAGCGCAGGGAAGAAAACTTAGTATATGTCGCCTTAGTCCAGCTTTTATCGTACCCTTCCGCTTCCGTGAATTTGTCGAAGTATTGGTAGAAGTCCGACTCTTCCGCTTTGGCAGAGGTACGACCAGCGGACAGGTTAAAGGCTTCCTTAAATTCCTTCACGTCCGGGGCGCGTCTGTTGTCAAGTTCAAAGCGCGTTAGCACGTCTTCAACCAACGCGCACAGCTTCACGATAGCGCGGTTTATTTCGCCAGCAGCCTGCCCTGCTTTGTTCTTAGTGTTAGGGCGTACCACTTCATTAACGGCATCCCATTTGGAAGGCGCGACAGCGTAGCCGCTTCTTAAGTCCGCACGGTAGCCCGACCAAGAAACGCGCAGCCTAATGGCGGCTTCTTCCGCCACTTCTTCGCCTTTGTTGTTTGGCTTAACGTGAAGCCCCAGCTTTATACTATACTTCATTACTTACCCGTCATTTTCCGCGTTAGCATATTGCCGCGCCCCGTTATTAGCCAGCTTGCAGATATCGGGAAATTGGCAACCAGCGCGTAGATAGCTTCTATTTCCACGTTCTTATAGCGTGAAGTCTTACCCGTAGGAGTAACGCCGAACTCTAAGCGCATTTCGCGGTAGCGCGGAGAGCTAAGCGAGTTTTCGGCACAGAAAGACTCCAGCGCACTAACGAGCTTGTAGGTAACAAGCGCGTCGATCGCTTGAAAGAAACGACGGCTTACGCCTTCGCTTATTGGCGATTGCTTTACGATTGTCCGGGGCATAACTTCGCGTTTTTGAGGTTTGACAGCATTACGTTATAGTCACTTTCCGACACTTCCGCCGTTTCCTTCCCTTCAAGGTAGGCTGCTTCCAAAGCGTCGAAGACGGGCGCAGGGATATAAGGATAGTAAGCCCGTTTTGAGTAGAACGAATCCACGTTTATAGAAATAGTACCCATATAGCAGTTATTTTTGTTAAATTTCGCGTCTAAGCGCGTCAAATATAAAAATGGTATAGTTGCAAGCTGAAAAGATTTGAAGCGATTGTAGGGCATTTTTGCCCGTTTTCCGTATTAAGGTAATGCGGTAGCCATTCTCTTATATAATAATATAAAGGTATCGCGCACGCGCATGATGTTAGCGGCGTTTGAACTTATAGACCCCGGTATATAGAAGCCCGTCTATAGTAAACGTGGCTTCGCCGTCTTCTTGAAGATTGGATATAACAACCGTAGCCGTTTCGTTTTCGCCGTATTGAAGCCGTAAGGTATTAGAGCCTTCCTGCCTGTATTTGCCCGTCGTCGTTTCATTGATTGCACCCCAGCCGCTATAAAAGAACGTAAACGAGCCGTCAGAGCCGAACAGGAAGTAAGAGCCATCCTCCTGCCCGATAAAGCTATTAGTACCCGAATTTCGGTAATAGGTTTGTACCCACTTACCAACAACGCTAAAGCCGTCTTCGCCTGTTTCGTCTTTGGAGCAGGACACAAGCGACAGGAAAGCCAGCAGAACAAACAAATACTTTCTCATATACTTTTCTTTGATTGGTTAATACTTTGGTACTTTGATACCCCCGAAGACTACCCTACAGCGGCACATGTGGCATCCTCGCCCGGCTGGGCAACCGCTTTTTTAAGTGCTTTTGTAAGTTCGGAGATTGTCTCCTGTTGGCTTTCGACAACGGAAGTAAGGCGTTCGTTTTCGGAGCGAAGCCAAGCCTTCTCGTTACGGGCTTCTACCAGCAGTTCCGCCAGCATTTCGGAAGGAAGCACACCGCCCTGCTGGTTAGCTTCGGGTTTTTCGTCGCCAGCCTTAATCATTTGTTCTTTACCCAGCAGCAGCCAAACGGGGTTAAGTTCGGGATAGTGTATGCCAATAGTTTGCATTACCTTTGGCGAAACGGATTGTTTGATACTTTCGACGTAGGCAGAGCTTACGCCGATTTTCCTGCAAAATTCCCGTTCAGATATACCAAGCGAAGCTATAAATTCCTTAAGTCGTTCCTTCACGGGGTTAGTTCGTTTTTCTTTTACCATATAGCCCTAAATGTTATGAAAGGTTAAAAAATCGCCTTTGTATGCTTTTTGTATGCCAAAAGTTTGCACGGTTCAACTTTTATGCCTAAATTTGCACTCGGTAAGGCGGAAGTTTGCAAAACTTAAAGCTTTCGGGTGCAAAGGTAAGCAAAATTTTCCAACCCTGCAATAACGTAAATACGTCAAATTACAATTTTTAAGCTATATGGAATATACAACAACTTACATTAACAAAAATTACCTTATTAAAGTTTACGGCTTTGATAACGAAGGTAAGCGTATTAACAAGCTGCTGGGCGTTTCGGGTTTGATAGCCTTAATAGGCGTAGAACTTGCCAACAAGTTTATAGGACGCGCAGAGCGTAGCAGACAGGATTGTACGGTTTGCAAGTTACGCAGGGGTTTACAGGTAAGCTTATATCTTCACTAAAATAATACAGCTATATGGAACAGACGATTAAACAACAGCAGCAGGAGCTAATAGAGAAGCTCCAGCAGAGACAGGAAGAACTGCTTAAGAAGTTCGACGCGGAAGGTTACGTAGTAGCCGGGTACGGCGGCTACACCTACTACTGCTTTGTAGGCACAGGCAGGGGCTTTAACGGCGCGGCACTTGCACCACTAAGCAGAAGACCGCATATCTTCACGACGAAGCAGGAAGCACAGCGCGAAGCCAATAACGGCATCTACAGGAATGGACGCGACGAGGTTATAGCCCTTAATGTGGAAGAAGCCCGTACCTACTTCCGCAAAATTCACGCGGAGATAGAAAAGAACATACAGACTATTAAGGAACAATTCAGCAAACAATAACACGGGGCAGGGGCGCAAGCCCCACCCCACTAAAGAACAAAGCTATATGGATAAGAACTACAGCGAAACGATTGCAATAAACGCCCTTATAAGCGTTTTGCAGGATGTCGTAAACAACGGCAACGAGAACCCGGAGTTTGACTGCGAAAGCGGCTTTGCTGACATTTCAGACGGGAGCAGCCACCAACCTATCATCCTATTAGACCGCGAAGACGTTAGCAACCTTATTCCCTTCTTAGAGGAACAGATGGCAGACCAGCGGACTATAGACTACTTTAAGAACATCGGCGAAGCAAAGCCGATCGAGAACAACAAACAGGGGTAAGGGGTAGTTATACCCTAAGCCCGTATTAAAATAATACAATTATGGTTATAACAGGACAGACAAACAAACAGAAACAGGCGTTAGGCTTCCGCCGTGGACTTGCACAGGTTCGCATGGGAGAGTACGCAGAAGTACGCGAAGCACTTATGGAAGCTTTAGGCATAAACAACCGCAACAGCCTCGCAGCCTACGCCAGCGGAAGACAGGAAATGAAAGTAACACAGGCGGAAGCCGTAGAAGGCGTTTTTAACCGCTACGGCGTAACTAAAAACATTTGGGGCGAATGAAACTTAACGCAGAACTTACAAAGCGCGAAAACGAGGTAGCGGAGCTGCTGGCGTGGGGCGCTGCAAAGAAAGAGGTAGCCGACAGGCTGTTTATTTCGACGCGCACCGTAGAGAACACAGCCCGGAACATATACGCCAAGACAGGCGTACAGAAGGCTACGGAACTTTGCGTTTGGTGGTTTTGCAAAAAGTGTGGAGTATCGCCCAGCTTAGACCCACTTAAACGCGCCTTCTACGCTTTGGTATTGTTGGCTATCTTCATTCCGCGAGAATTGACAGCGAACGGCGACCTGTTCAGAGCAGGACGCAGGATGGCAAAGACGGCGAGAACCTACAGGGCTTCAAGACGAAGAAGCGAAGATTTGGATATTACAGACTTCATTAAAACGACAGCTATATGAAAAAGCAACTTGCACTATTAGCAGCCTTACTGATTTTAGGCACTATTTGGGTACGCAGCATCAAGGCACAGGTAGCCTACGCGGACACCGACTGCCCGGTTTGCGGAAGTAACGAGGTTTTAGACTTCGGAGAGACAGACAAAGGACAGCACTGCCACTGCTACGATTGCGGACAGGAATTTTACTTAACACCAGCCAGCGACTATGAGTAAGTATGACCAAAACACGCGAGTAATAGACCTGACGCTGGGCGAACTTCTTAGCGCAATAGAAGAAAAGGTTAGAGAGGTTCAGAACAGCCAGCAGCAGCCAGCGGAAAGCGACAAACATTTTGTTTACGGCTTGAAGGGCTTAGCCAAGCTGTTAGGATGCAGCAAGACGACAGCAGCCCGGCTTAAGGCTACAGGCAACTACGACGAAGCTATAACGCAGGTAGGCGCACTCCTTATTATTGACGCGGACAAAGTGTTAGAGATAGCAAGAAACAAGTAATTAACAATTTTAATAACAACAGCTATATGGCAAAGCAAGTAATTCTAAAACGGCTTACCCTTACGAACTTCAAGGGTTTGCGAAACGTGGCTATTGACTTCAACGGCAGCGTTACAACCATTTCGGGAAAGAACGGCACAGGAAAGACCACCGTAATAGACGGCTTTAATTGGCTTCTTTTCGGAAAGGACAGCGAAGGCAACAGCGACACAAAGTTTGGTATTAAGACCACTGACAAAAACGGCGCGTTCATTCCGCACCTCGATCATGAAGTTAGCGGTACGTTTGAAGTAACGGACACCGAGACAGGCGAGACCGAAACAAAGATTTTCCGCCGCGTATTGGTTGAGGATTGGAAGGAAGAGGTAAACGAAGAGACAGGCGAAAGCCGCGAGTACCTCAAAGGACACCATACCAACTACTACTACAACGAAATGCCCCTAAAGACTAAGACGGAGTACGACCGCATTGTAGCGGAGATTATACCCGAAGCCGTCTTTAAGGTAATTACTAACCCTTCCTACTTCCTTACGCTTCATTGGCAGACCCAGCGCGATATGCTTCTACAGATGGCTGGGGAGATTACCGACGAACAGGTAATAGGCAGCGACCCGAAGTTTGCCCGTTTGGTTGAACTTCTACAGGGTAAGACCTTAGAGGGCTACCAAGCCAAAATCAAGGAAGACCGCGCGAAGATTGAAACAGACCTGCAGCGCATACCCACCCGGATAGACGAAGTAACGCGAAACACGCCGCAGGATTTGGACTTTACGGCTTTGGAAGCGCAGCTTACACAGCTACAGGCGAAGTATGACGAGTTAGACAAGGCTATGACTTCCGCAGCGGAAGCAAACCGCCAAGCCTACCAGCAGAAGCAGGGCGTACAGCAGCAAATTAACGACCTACGCACTAAGCAGCAGAACATCCTGTTTGCAGCACAGCAGAAAGCCAACGAGGAAGCACACAGCAGAAACGCAGCCTACGACAGCGCATCTTTAGAGCTTGCAACACTTAGCGACTTAGAGCGCAACACAAACGGGCTTTACGAAGCCAACAAACGCAGGATAGAAGGCGACAAGAGCCGCGCAGCTGAACGCGAACAGGAATACACGAAGCAGCAGGACGAAACCCGTAACAAATGGTTCAAGGTAAACGCCGAAGAGTTCAAGGACGGCGAAGCTTTGATTTGTCCGCTATTCAAACACGGATGCGCAGACAGCAACGCACTACAGCAGTACCAGCAGAACCAAACCGCAGCCCGTGAGACCTTCGACAAAGACAAGGCGGAACGTCTTAACGCCATCACTAAGGAAGGGCAGAAGCTCGGCGAACAGATTAAGGCGCAGAAGGCGGAAGCCCAGCGTTTGGGAAACGAGCTTTCGGAGCTGGAGAGCAAGCACGAAAAGGACTTAGCCGACATCAAGGCGAGACGTGACGCAGCAGAGCTTAAGAAGCAGCAGAACCCGAAACAGGAAGCCCGGACGGTCAAGGGCGAAGACCTGCCCGAATGGGTAGAGCTTCAAAGCCAAATAGACGCTTTGCAGGTTCAGCTACAGGCGGAAGAGCAACCGACCGAAAACGACCAGACTGCACAGCTTCGCCAGCAGCGCACACAGGTACAGACCGAAATAGACGGCGTGAAGGCAGAGCTTCAAAAGAAAGAGCAGATCGAGAAGGCGCAGAAGCGTATAGACGAGCTTAACCAGCAGAAGAAGGAGCTACAGAAGGCGAAGGCACAGCTACAGGGTAAGGAAGACCTGTTAGCAGACTTTGAACGCGCCAAAATGGACGAAGTAGAACGCAGGGTAAACGCCTTATTCCGCTACGTTCAGTTCAAGATGTACCGCCAGCAGATAGAAGACGAAAAGCAGGTAGCCGACTGCGTTTGCTACATTGACGGCGTAAGGTACGCAGACAAGAATAGAGCAGGAAAGATTAACGCAGGGCTGGACGTGATTAACACCCTTTGCGGCTTCCACAAGGTAAACGCCCCTATCTTTATAGACAACGCAGAGAGCGTAAACGAGTTTATACCCGTAGGAAGCCAGCTTATTACGCTGGTAGTCACTAACGGCAATTTTGCAGTAAACAACCTATAATTAACCCCAATTATTAACATTCTAAAAGTACAATTATGGACTACAAGAAAATTAAAAGTTACGAAGCCGCTTGCAAGGCTTTAGGTTTGAAGCCTATTAGCGACGAAGTGTTTAACGCCTTCCAAAAGGAAGACAGGAAGACTATGGCAGCTTACCACAAGTTAGCCGTAATTACGCGAGCCATAAACGAAGGCTGGCAACCCGATTGGAGCAACCGCGAAGAAAGGAAGTACGAACCCTATATGTACACCAATTCTGCCGGGCTTGCGTATGCGTATACGTCTTACGCCCCCTCGTCTGCGGATACGTCTGTCGGTTCTCGCCTTTGCTTCCGCGACTACGAACGCGCCACGTTTGCCGTTGAGACCTTCGGGGAGCTTTATAAGGACTACTTCCGCCCGGAGAACTACGGCGAACAGCAGCCAGCAGAAGCCGCCGACAGGGAGCAGAACACAGAGAGCAAGAACGGCGGCGACGGCGTGATACGCGAAGAGGACGACATGACAGACGCGCCCGACTTCTTGAAGAAGGTAGTAGAAATTTGCAAAAGCGAAATTCAGCCTTTGGCGGAAGCAGACTCAGACAACCGCGCTATCATTCTTATTGCCGTACAGGACAACGCAAAGGACAAAGACGGCGACGCAGGATTTGGTACTACCGTAGCAGTAGTAGGCGGCGAAAACAACCTCTCACGCGGTTTGGCTAACTTCTTGAAGCAGGAGAGAAGCCAGCCTATCATCAAGAAAGCCATCCTTCGCAACAAGTTTGACAGGATTTGCGAGGAAGGCGCAAAGGCAATTAAGACATTTTAGACATACTTAAATAACTTAGCATTATGGAAACAAACACCCAAACAACTAACACCCTTCCGGCTACCGTAGTAGCCGCAAAGGAAACCTTCGAGCTTGCATGTAAGGAAGCACATGGTCTGCAGATTGTAAACAATTTCGGAGCGGCATTTACAGCCGTGAACGTAGTAAGCCTGCTTAGAAAGGCACTAACCCAGGAAGTAATGGAAACCGTATTCATGCCACTCATGAATACAAAAATAGGGTTCCTTACCGACAGGAACGGGCGACCGAACAGCCGGGGAGAAGTGAAGCCTTTGTATTCGGTTGAGGTAGTACGCGACGCGGTAATAGACGCTGTGGCTATTGGCCTTCTTCCAACCGGCAACCAGTTCAATATCATATCCGAACGCATGTACCCGACAAAGGAGGGCTACACGGCTTTGCTTAGAAAGCTGGGCGTGAAATACTTTATCGAAGTAAGCTACGACAAGAGCCAAACGCAAGGCTTCGCGGAGATACCCTGTAAGATTTCCTATCAGTACAACGGCGAAAAGAACGGA